TCTACGTATAATGCTTTATTGTTCATATATAAATACCATTATTTTTGTAAAAACTTTGTTCTTGTTGTACATATTTTCTTGTTTTTTCTTAATTTCCATTAATTTAAGTTGAACTGTTCAATAACCCTTCTATATAATTTTATATAAATAAAAGGATTTTATAAAATTAATAATAAAATTTATTTAACTTCTTCATAATCAGCCTCAACCGTATTATTTGAAGTGGGTGAATTTTCTGAAAATCCCTTAAATGGATCATCTCCTTTAAAACCGCTAAAAGGGTTACTGTTTTTTGATTCTGATGTGTTAGAGTTATATATTCTAGATGAAATTTCTACCCACTTTGTATTAAATCTTTTTTCATATTCATCAACATTTTCTATAACTTTATTATCGAAATCTTTTTTAATATCATCTTTTAATGTATTAAAATATACTATTTCATCATCTGTTATTTTATCTTTAATTGTATTATCATTTAAACTTTTAGTTATTTGAAATAATAAACTATCTAATTTATTTATTTTATCTGCTTTGTCTTTTTCTATTTTATCTTTTTCGGCAAATTCAATAGCTTCTTTTTTCATCCTATCAATTTCTTCCTGAGATAAACCAGATTTAGCTTCTATTCTAATAGATTGTTCTTTTCCAGTTCCTTGGTCTTTTGCAGATACTGATAAAATACCATTTGCATCTATATCAAAAGAAACTTCAATTTTTGGAACTCCACGTAAAGCAGGCAGTATACCATCTAGATGAAATATGCCTAATGTTTTATTATCTTTAGCCATAGGTCTTTCTCCCTGCAATACTCTAATTTCGACATCTGTTTGATTATCAGCAGCAGTTGTAAATATTTCAGTTTTTCTAATTGGAATTGTACTATTTGATTCTATTAATTTAGTCATTACCCCTCCCAATGATTCAATTCCCAATGATAATGGAGTAACATCAATTAATAAAATATCTGTCATTTCGCCATTTAACACCCCTCCTTGAATTGCAGCACCAATTGCTACAGCTTCATCTGGATTAACTGATTTAGATGGTTCTTTGCCGAAAAATTCTTTTACTTTTTGTTGAATAATAGGCATTCTTGTAGAACCGCCAACTAATAACACTTCGTCAATATCAGAAATTTTAAATCCAGAATCATCAATAGCTTTTTTACAAGGTAACATACATTTATCTACTAAATCACTTACTAATCTTTCAAATTCAGCTCTAGTTAGTTTACTTATAAAATGCTTTGGAACTCCATCTACTGGAAATAAATAAGGCAAATTAATTTCAGTACTTGTACTGCTGGATAATTCAATCTTGGCCTTTTCTGCTGCTTCTCTAACTCTTTGCATTGCTATTTGATCAGATGAAATATCTACCCCTTCTTGTTTATTAAATTCTGACACAATCCAATTTGATAAAATATTATCAAAATCATTTCCACCCAGGTGCGTATCACCATTAGTTGATTTTACTTCAAAAACACCGTCACCCATTTCTAATATTGAAATATCAAATGTACCACCACCTAAATCGAAAATTGCTATCTTCATATCTTTATTTGCCTTATCTAGCCCAAATGCTAATGCAGCTGCGGTTGGTTCATTTACAATCCGTTTCACATTTAACCCAGCTATTTCTCCAGCTTCTTTTGTAGCTTGTCTTTGAGCGTCACTAAAATATGCTGGAACCGTAATTACAGCATCTGTAACTTCTTCGCCAAGATAATCTTCAGCTGTTTTCTTCATTTTTTGAAGAATCATTGCCGAAATTTCTTGTGGAGTATAACTTCTATCATCAATTTTAACTTTTAGATGTGAATTTTCATTAATAATATTATATGACACATTATTGATATCATTCTTACAGTCCTCATATTTCATACCCATAAAACGTTTAATGGAGCTAATAGTATTTTTAGGCTGTATAGCTGCTTTTCTTTTTGCTACTTCTCCAACTTTTCTTTCCCCATTTTCAATTAAAACAATAGAAGGAGTTGTTCTATTTCCTTCTGAGTTTGGAATTACAACTGTTGTACCACCTTCAGTTACAGATACACAACTGTTTGTAGTACCCAAGTCAATACCAATACATTTTTTACTTTTACCCATATTCTTATAAAATTTTAAATTGTTATTATTATATTTTTTTCCACATACTCTTACAAACATTATACCATATAATATTTATGACATGTTGTCAGGTGTTATATCATCTTCGATATTATCATCTATAAAGACTTTATCAATTATGTCATATATAGTTCCAATTTGTATATTATATTCTTTGGATATTAAATTTAATGAATTATCTAATTTAAGAAAATCTGTTATGCTTGATGGTAATATAGCCGTTTCAATAATTTCATCAATATCATCTTTTTTTAATTCATTTATTATTCTATTTAATTTATCAATTTCTAATCTTATACCTTCAGTTTTTTGTAATTCTGTTAAAGCTTTATAGTCATTAACCATCTTTTCCCAATTCATGCCTGTTTCTTCTAAAAAGGGAGGTGTCTTATTATTGTTAACCCAAAACTTTATTTCTTTGTTTTCCATAGTCATTAATTGTTCATATGTGTCTTGATCTTCAATTTTATACGGAATTCCACTAACTAATTTAGATTCATTTTCAGTGAAATACTTAGTATCTTTGGGGTCGCTTATTAAAATATTGTCTCTAATATCACTTGAAAAGCAAACTAATAATGGTTTAATCTTTTTATTAAATTGTTCAATATATTTAGCTGTATTATACTCAATATTTCCATATTCATTTGAAAATGTTTCACTTAAATCAGAGTCATTTTCAATTAACTCTGCTGGAATCATAACACAGTTTAATTTAATTTCTTCACCAATAACAACTTTTTCTTGTTTTACTTTTCCTCTCTTTGTTAGTACTGGAACACCGTCTTTTATAACATCAACTTTTATAAAGTTTCCATTTTCGTCAGTTTGATATATTTTTTCACGTTTAACATCACCATCCCCTTTTGATTTACCTATGTTGATATAGTAAATCGTTGATCCTACATCTGGATTAATATTGTTCTCAATGCATAATTCATACCATGCTTGACGGGATTTTTTATTTCCAGCTATAGTAAGAGTTTGACAGTCTTTTTTATATTCATCAATAGTTTTCTTAATTTTACCTTTTGATGCAATTTCTTTTAATGTTATGTTACCATTATATATCTTTTCTATATAATCATAATAATTTTTTAAAAATTGATAACCATTATTATGCAATAAAAGAGATATACCTTCATTTATAAAATTTTCTATATATAATGGAATTTTTTTTGATTTTATACTATTTCCAATTAATTTTACTTCATGTTCACCAGTTTTTTTATTAATTAATAAATCTGCATAATTTTTACGAGAGAAATTTATCGTTGATTCAGAAAAATTTTCAAGTGATAAGCCCATTTTACCCCTTAAAAAAAGATCATTAAACTCAGCTACATCTCCATCTGCTCCAATATATGAAGCACCTTTTTGGGTATTTCTACTATTTCCATTGCTTATATATGGATTGTCTTTAGTATACTTAAATACAGATGGCATTTTAAAATTAAAACCATCAGTTTGTGCTACTACATTATTTCCAAAAGCATTTACTACAGTACCATCTAATGATATGTCATAAACATAATTTTTAATATCATAATTATTATGAATTTCATTATAACATATTATATCTGAATTTATTGTTTTATTTTCTTTATTTAAATTTATTTTTAAAGAATGTTTACTTTGCGGATTATTATCTATTGTATATGTTATACCAATATTTTTACATAATAATACAATTCCAGATATTGCAACTTTATTTTTCTGATAAAAAATTGATGGAGCATATATGTTTTCTGATTTTTTATTTTCATTATAAAAATTAAAACCATCTAAAAATGATTTTTGAATATGTTTATCAGAATTTAATATAAAAATTGGTACCTTTTTTTCTCTGGTATTATTTTTGTTATATCTAACATGTGTATAAAAATGTTTAGTAAAAAATTTACTTAATCTTTCATTTTTTATATTTATTTTATATAATTCATTATTTATTGAATTGTATTTTATATTTTCTTTTATAAAAAATTCATTAAATAATATTTTATTAACTATTAATAAAGTGTCTTTATCTAATTTATTAATACTAAATGAATATCTTTTAGAATATGCCGATGATCCTTCAGCTAAGAATAATCCCATTAACCATGCTGTTTCTTCGTTTAGACTGAACCAATTTGCATCAAAACCCTCATTATTAATGCCAAATTTTAATTCATTAGTATTATATATTTCTAATGAAGTTCCAATAACAGAATCTTTAGAATGAATCTTTTCTTTTTTAGAATTATATAATGAATGATCTTCAGTTACATCAATTTCTATTGTTTCTGTTTCAATTCTTCTTATTTTTTTATTTGTTTTATGTCTATATATATATTTTGGCTCAACCCATCCACTTCGACAAAGAACTTTATAATCTTTTTTAGAGACATCATATTCTCTTCCAAGTTCATCTATTTGAACATTATTCTCATCGAATGTATTACATATTGGCATAATATCAATATTGCCAGTATCATTATATTTTATATATATAGGCGTATCATATAAAAAAGAATCACCAACAATTGGATTATATCCTCTATCTGAAAACCATTTTATCATTAATCTAAGAGATTGTCTTCCAACGCAAGTGATATTTTCAGCTGCATTTAAATCACTCCAATTAAATATAGCGCCACTTCCAAATGAGCCAAAAAATGAATTTCCAAAAATTTTAAATGGTAATTGTTTTTTATCATTTGCATGTTCTTCTATTTCCCATTTTTTTAATTCTTCTTCTAATGTTTTATATTCATCTGATTTTTTATCCAATGACTCCATTTGTAATTTTATAGTATCACATTTTTTAGCAGATTCCTTCATTAGTCCTTTATATTTTTCTCGTTGAGTTAAAACATAATTAAGAAATTTTAACATAACGTCAGATATATCTGAATCTGGAGATATATCCCATGTTAATGTTATACTTGGATACAGTGAATTAAAATCTAATTTTAAAACATTATCAACAAATCCAACTCTTAATAATCGTGATAATCCTCCTGTAAAACTTCCTGATTTTCCTATACTTGGAATAGCTAAATCATTTTCATAAGACCATGCTAACATTATATATTTCCATATTGATGCAGTTCCCATTGTACAAACTTTTTCAAATGGAATAGGCAAAATTTTCGATAATAAAAAATTTTGTTGATTATATGTTAATTCTACTTTATCAGTTTCATATAAATCATCCTTTAAATAACGCTCTACTATATATTTTGAATCAACAAATTCATAACCTTCTTTTAATGGATTATTAATATCAATCTTATACCAATCTCCATTATCATCATTAAATGCATAACTATTTAAATTATCATTCCAAAGTGTATTAATTTCATTGCCAGGTATATATACTCTGTTTTCTTTATTTAATTTTGCGTATTTAGTAACATATTTTAAAGATCCGCTTCGCATATTAGAATCAATGGCTTGTGCTCTACGTACTGCATGTAATGAGTCTAATACAATATGATATGGTAATATTGTTTTGTTAAAATATTCAACTTCGCCTCCAAGTTTTAATGCAGTCTTTTTTGTCTTTTTGTATATTGAATGTCCAAAAATATTTTCTGTTAATTCCTTAAAATTTATACCAAGCATTTCACATCTTGCCATAATGAATGGCCAATCAAAATTTTCACTATTGTGACCTGCAATTACATCAAAATCTATCTTATTAATTATTTGAAAAAATTCAATTATTGAATTAATTTCAGATTTATTATTGTTTTCAACTCGTATAATATGTTCAAATCCTCTATTTGTTCTTATTCCTATTTGAGTAATTCTATGTTTTTTGGGATCTAAACCTTGTGTTTCTAAATCAAAAACGGTTCTGGATAAATAATCATAATCTTCATAGCCTTTAAATTGACGCTTGCCAGTTGAAATCATAAATTGTTCAACTGGAGATACTGATAAAAAACCTTTATTGGGATCATTATATATGTCAGAAACGCCTCCTTCTTTAAAAAATTTTAAAAAATAATTATATGACATCCTTTCTTTGGCATAAAATAATACCCTATATCCATTTTCTAATCTATCTATTGTTTTATTATCTTTATTATATATATTAAGTCCTTTAGCTCCAATATGATACTCCATCATTGCCTGCCTAATCTTATTTTTATCTCCATTATATAATTGAGAAGCTGATATTTGTTTAGACCATATAAAAGGCTTAAAATCAAAAAATTGTGAAACTCTTTGCCCCTTTATTCTTGAAATTACAGTTACTTGATTATCTTGATAACCACATTCAATTGCCACAATATAAGTTTGTGGATCTCTTCCTTCCAAAAATTTATTGATTATTTCGTCTGTTATAACAGGTAATGTCATTTGTCTTTTTCTATTAAAGATTTATATTGCAAATATACTGCCTTTGTTTTATATTACAAAATGTTATAGTATTAATACAATATAAAAAATGTTATTTTGAATTATTATATAATAGTTATAATAGTTATTATACTTTATTTTATAAAACAAAATTATTTTTTTAAGTATTTATATAAAAATAATAATAAAAATAATATAAAAATTAAATGAAAAAACAAATAAAAAAACAGCACAAATATGGTTGGAGACCACAGATTCCTGATATTAGAGACTTTAAATATAAAATATCAATGCCAGTTGAGAATCTTCCTAAAAAGATTGATCTTAGAAAAGGATTTCCAGAACCATATAATCAAGGAAACATAGGATCTTGTACAGCCAATGCAATTGCAGCAATTATTGAATTTGAACAAATAAAAGAAATTAACCAAAACAAAGGAAAAAATACAGATTCGTTTGTTCCTTTTGTTCCAAGCAGGCTTTTTATATATTTTAATGAAAGAGTGATGGAAAATACTGTTAAATCAGATGCTGGTGCAGTTATAAGAGATGGCATAAAATCTGTTAATGTTCAAGGTGTATGTAAAGAAACAACATGGCCATATATTGAAAAAAAGTTTGCAACAAAACCTACAGATGAATGTTATAAAGAAGCTTTAAACTATCAAGCTCTTGTTTATTCAGCTGTTGGACAAGATCAAAATTCTGTAAAAGCATGTTTAGCCAATGGAGACCCAATTGTTTTTGGTATGTCAATTTATGAAAGTTTTGAAAGCCAAGATGTTGCTGATACTGGTATTGTTACAATGCCTGATAGTCAAGAACGGTGTCTTGGTGGACATGCTGTTGTAGCTTGTGGTTATGATGATGACAAAAAACAAATTATTGTTCGTAATTCATGGGGAAAAGATTGGGGTGATGGAGGATACTTTTTTCTTCCATATGAGTATTTTTTCTCACAATTAACATCAGATTTTTGGTCAATAAAAAAAGTTGAAATATAATAAAAAATATGCCATTATATAATTTTTATATAATGGCATTTATATTATATTACTATTTATATTTTTCTATATATAATATCAGGTTTTCCTTCTTTATATTGAATAATCTTTCTTTTTAATTTTTCTGGAATTTGACTATTATTTGTATATTTTGCTAATTCAGAAGCATATACTGAAGTTAATGGGTTAAATATATTAATTGGTTCATATTTCCAATTTTGAGGAGCATAATCATCATTCCAGTCCTCAATAGCATATACTTTGAATTGTAAGCTTGAATAGAATCCTGTTAGCCAACCATCAAAATGGTCTAATTTATTACCTCCAACTTTAATAGCTGCTTTAATTAATGCTTTTCCTATTCCACTAATTCCAGTATTATTATGAACTGAAACTATATCTCCATCTGCTTTTACTGCAAATCCAGCATCATAGCCCTTTAATTTATACGTTGTCATTTGATTTAAATGTTCAAGTGTATATGGTGTTAAATATTCAATTCTTTTACCAGAATTTAAAGATTTTAAAAAAGAGCTAGTATTATTTACTTCAAATTCATTATTATCAATCATTTGTAATATCTCATGAGAATCGCCATCTTCTATAAGTGAAGACTCATCTAATGAATCCATTTCAAACATTCTTTGATAATAACGTTCTTGGGTTTTTTCGTCAATAAAACATTCCATTAAAAATTTATCGCTATTCCTTCTATTATAAGCTTCTTGTAAGGCTTTTAAATTTTTGTCTGTTAATAAAATTTTTTTATTCATAATATTTTCTTATTTTTATTTAGTGCAAAGATACTTCTAATTATATAAACTACCAAATAATTTAATATTTTTTAATATTATTTAAATTTTATATGTAAAGTTAGATAATCTATTAATATTGTTTACTAAATCTTTATCCATATATTTATTGAATAATTTCATAGTAAAATTGAACTTAGCTAATCTATTCATCCAACCTTTTAAAAATATTGATTGTTTTGGATTATTTTTAACTATATTAATATAAAATGTTTTTCTTGCATTATATATCATATTAAATAACTCAGATTGGTTCATTGCATTTATGGTACTTATTGTTGCATTTCCAACAATTCCATCTTCTTTTAATCCTAATAATCTTTGTGGAATTCTAATACCCCATATTCCTGAATTAAAATACCAATCTACTAGTATTTCAGCCACACTTTGATTATTTATTTTATCTGCTTGCCATACATCCCAATACATAGTTTTTACAATATCAAGCCATACTGTTTTAGTTAATTTTTTTAAATCTTGTACAGTTGGTTTAGGTTTATTTGTTTTATTGCAATATTCAATATATGTATTTAATGTTATACCATGATTAGTAGCACCGCCTGGATCGACTGGGTTATTTGTAAATCCCCCTTCTAAATTCCATAATAAAGGACTATATAATTTTATATCTGCCATTTTATATATTTTTTTTATATAAATACTATTAAAATTATTTTTTTTAAGTATTTATATAGAAATAAATTAATATGCAAGAATTTTATATAAATCAAGGTGCTACATTGCCAATATTAGCTATGGAAATCATTAATGATGGCAGAAATGATATTAATAAAATTAATCAATATATACAAAATGCATCAATTTATTTTACAATGATAGATATGAATAATAATTCAACAAAAATAGCTCATAAACAAGCTACAATATTTTTAAAAAATAATTCAAGTAATTGTGAAGAAGAATATTATATTGGATATATATGGACAGAAAGAGATACTTTAAAAAAAGGCATATATAAAGGTATATTTGAAATAAATTTTAATTCTGTTTTAAATGATGAAGTTCCAGGAAAATTATTAGTACCAATAAAAGAAGAATTAATAATAATAATTAAATAAATGGTATAAAATGGCATTATCCAAAGAAAAACAAGATTTATTTAGATTTGTAAAAACTAAATGCGGTTATCCAGTACGTACAATTCCTATTACAGATGAACAATTGTGTGACTTATTTGAAATGTGTGTAGAAGATTATGCAGAAAAAGTTCAAAATTTTATTATAGAGAACCAATGGCAGTCTTTATATGGTAAACAAATAAGTACTACTGATATGGCATTTGCATTATCTGTTAGATCAATGGATATTGCAACTGATTGGTCTCATTGGTTTTCAAAGGAAGTTGGATTACAACAAGATGGTCCGTGGGAATTAAAAAAAGATTTTATAACAATTGAGCCTGGTAAACAAAGTTATATAATACCAGCTGGTAGAACCATAAATAAAGTTTTATATATGACACCATCTACAGAACAAGCTGCATTATTTGCTAATATTGCTGGTATTGATATTGGATTTGGAGGAGGATTTGCACAATTGGGTGGCGCTGCTTCTGCTGGTCCTATGGCTGGATATTATATAATGCCAGCTTATGACACAATGCTATTAAGTGCCGACATGAATTTAAAACAACGTTTATTAAGAAGTGATTTAATATATAAAGTTACTGCTGGGCCTAATGGAACTAAAATAATACATTTATTATCTACTCCAGGAAGTAAATTAACATTTAGTTATGCAACAAATGGCGCTAGTGGGTTGTTGGGATTGGCAGGAAGTCAAGTTTGGTATACATATTATGATACAATAAAAGGAGACGAAAATGAGTGCCTGGCGCAAAATCCCGACACTCTTTTAACTCCAGATCAGGTTCCGTTAAATAAAATGGATTATAGCTTTTTTAATGATCCAACAAAGGTTATTATACGACAATTATTAACAGCAGAAACTAAAATATTATTGGGAAATATTAGAGGTACTAATTCAGGAAAAGTTAGCATTCCTGATGCAATGTTAGAATTAGATTATCAAATATTTTTACAACAAGGTAAAGAAGAACGAGAAAAAGTAATGACAGATCTAGTTGAACGTCTAAAAAGATTAAGCCCTGATGCTCAAATGGAAAAAATGGCCAACATGTCTGATAATCAAAAAAGAGTACTATCAAATATTCCTCTAGGAATTTATGTTATATAAATTTTCTACATTTTTCTATATTACCATAATTAATAATATTAATTATATTTTCAATATCACCGTCATCCATAATAGTTATATCAAATTCTATGGCATATTTTTGATTGAAATCAGTTATATTATTTTCATTTATATTATTTTTTATTAGTTGATTTTTATAATCTTCTAATAAAAAATATATTAATTTATTTAAATATGAAATAATTTTTTGTTCTGTTTTATTCACATCAAAATCTATTGTTTTATAATTAATATTTAGATTAATAAAATAACGTTCCTGAATTAATAGTATTTCTTTTAAAACATCGAATATATAATCATTTAATAGTTCATCATATTTTAAATCTATTATTTCATTGTTGATTTCATTTGTTACCAAATTATTGATTAGCGCATCGTTATTATTTTTGGAAATTATTACATGTGCCATCATTTCTAATGCTCCAGCAACTAACATTTTCATATTTTCTGTAAAAAAATTATCTAAATAGCCTGTTTCATTCCATGCATTATAAATTATTTTATTAACCTCTTCAATAAAATTATCATCTTTCATAAATGGCAATTCTGAATTAATTTTTTTAAGATTTATTTTATGCTCCAATAATGGATTATTATATAAAGCTTCTGTTGTTATATGAATATCTTTAATTCCAAATGTATTTTCAATTAATTTTATTAAATAAAGCTTTAAATCATACCACGTTATATTAAAACGTTCTTCAAATAAAGAGTTAACATAATAAAAATTTACAAATAATAATTTTGTTTTAAAAAAATATTTTGCTAATTCATTATTATCATAATTTGTAAATATAATATAATCTTTATTTTTATCAAATTTCATAAGACTGGAAGAGACTATGCCGTTAAATAAATCAGTTATTTCTTTATCTAAATTATTATATATTTTAAAATTCTGTTCAACAAAACCATATGGTAAAATTTTATAATTATTTTCATTAAGATCTTTATATAGACAATCAAAAAATTTTAATTTAACTGAATTAGAATCATTTGAATAATATAAATCATCTATAATAACATCTATTACAATTAGCAAATTCTATAAAATTAATATTAAATTGAACTATAAATTTTTTAATAACATATTCATAAGAAAAATGTAAACCTACTTCTTCTTCTTCTTCTTCTTCTTCTTCTGGGTTAATTTTAATTAACTTGCATAATAAATTTTTATCTTTGTCAAACCAATAGCAACATAATCCTTTATCTTCAATAAAGCAATTTTCAAATAATTTATTTATAAAATTTATTTGCTCTATCGTTTTTAATTTATTATTTTCTTCTTTATAATTTTCTTCTTCATAATTATAAATCGTTAAAGTATCTTTCTTATAATTCATTAAATTTTTTTTATAAGATTCTTCTAAATTTTTTAATGTATGTGCAATTGTTTTCATTATTATTATTATATTTTATATATACTAATTTTATTTAATAAACAAAAATTACAAAGCCTTATTTTGTAAAATTAATTTATATTTTTTTCTTCTTCTGATTTAATTGTACTTTCAATTATAATAGATTTTTTTATTACTGTGTTCCACATAGATTCTGATACAGTATTAATAAAAAATTGAAAATAGATTGTAACATCTTCTGATTGACTTATTCTATGCACTCTATCCATTGCTTGATTATTATTTCCAGGCACCCAATCAAAACTATTAAATATACAAATATGTGATGATACTAGATTTAATCCAACGCCAGCACTAATAATATTTGCAATAAATATTTTAATATCTGGATTAGTCATAAACTCAGATTCTGCCTTATCTTTTTGTTTTATTGTTAAACCGCCTTTATATATAACCGACGAATCACCATAATATTTCTTTAACAATGTTATTTCTTCGTCAAATGAACACATTATAATAACTTTTTCACCAAGTTCTAAATGTTTATTGGCTAATTCTATTGTATTTGGTACCATCTCGGTTGAGATATATTGCCTTAATTTAATACCTTCAACTAATTCTCTATATTGTTCGCCTATATTTTTTCCAATATCTTTCTGAGATTCAACATATTCATTCCAAACATTATTATATTCCTTTATTTTATCATTTGGTAAATCATAATATTTTTCAATTATTTCTTTATTAACTAGACCTGGAATTTCCGTCTTTAATCTTCTAAGATATAAATGTTTAATTCTTTCTCTTAACTCATCTAAATTGCTTGCACCCTTAGCTATCCAAAATTCATGTCCGTTTTTTGTTTTAACTTTTTTGCCATCACAATATCTTTTCAAATAATATTCATATTCTTGTGGTTTGGCTATATCTGCATTTATCAATTTTAATAAATTTAATAAATTACGTGGATTATTTGTTAATGGAGTTCCAGACAAAAGGTATATATTTTCTATTTTAGAACTTTTTTGTATTAAATCATTAATTATCATATATCTATTGCTGTCATCATTAGACAATTTATGTGCTTCATCTATAATAATTAAATCATAATTCTCTAATAATAATGGACTGTTTTTTATAGCATCTTCTATAATTTCTTTTTTTCTTGATTTTACATATTGAATAATATTTTCATATTCTCCTGTTTTTACATTTTTTACTTTTTTTGTTATAATTTCACCTGTTTTTTTATCAACTTGTACTTCTAATGGCAATTTATAAAAATTTCCTAATATATCATAATTTAATATTGTATATCTTTTATTTGATACAAAATTATTACTATCTAATATTGCTATATCATTTTCTGATACAAAATATTCTATTTCTCTTTTCCAATTTGTCTTTAATGAAGCTGGACATATAATTAATATTTTTTTAAAACTTCCTTCTATTGTTGCAATAATAGATGAAGCTGTTTTTGCTAATCCCATATCATCTGCTAATATGCATTTTTTTCTATTCAATAGAAATTTAACAGCTAATTTTTGATGTTCTAAAACTTTACGTCCTCTTTTTGATAATATATGATCATATTTATCAAAATCAATTTCCATTTTAGAATAATCATCAATAAATATTTGATCTAATAACGCTCTTTTAGGAATAAAACATTGTACCGCTATTTCTTGGTTTCTTCTATATTTAACATAAGCATGATAATAATTTTCCGTCTCGCCAAGTATGTATCCAATAAGAAGTTTTTCTGGAATAAATTCAGTATTCCATTCTTTTTGTTTTTGTAAACCAAACCAATTAGCAATTTTAATAATTTTATTTATTAAAAATGGTTCAACTTCATAATTTAATAATATATATTCTGCGTTAAAATCAGTTAAAGTATAATTTTTTTTATTATACAAATAATATTTTAAAGTTTGTATATAAGGATTTTTTCCATTATAATTTTTTAATATATCAATTGCTTCTGATTTTTTTTTATATGATATTGCCATTTAACATTTTTATAATAAATATACTATTTTTATTTTATAAAACAAAATATATAATAAATTATATAACAAATTATATAATAAACTATTTATATAAATAATAACAATAATGAATAAAAATATTATTATAACAGAAGATCAAATTAATAAAATATATGATAATAAATATGTTAAAAAATATCCGCTATCATATATTGACATGCTAATTGTACAATTACAAAGAACAAATGGCTCTGGTTTACCTAAAAATAAGACAATATTTAATATTTTGGAAAATGTTAAAAAAAGAGGCGGTTATATAACAGAACGTGAAAATAATTTTTTATTATATATATTAGAACACGGTTTCAATTTCAAATAGCATATAAATAATATTAAAAAAATAATAATGGCAAAAACATTGACAAATTCTGTACCAACTAAAAAAATTCCTATTAACAGAAATAATTTATTTTATTCTAAGGAAGATTTTGATCTTGATTTATCAATTGGAATGAACTATATTGAAGAAGATATAAATCAGACAGTTATTTTATATCAAGTAGATAGAGTGCGCACTAACTCAGATGAAATAACTAAAGATGCTAAAAAAGATGGTATAAGATATAAACCTCCAGTAGAAATTAATTGTACATATCAATTATTTGATACTGAAAATAAAGCATATGTTCGTAATAAAAATTTGGGAGTATATAAACAATTGGGTGTATTAGAAATTAATGTATATCAAGCCACTTTAGATAAATTAGGCGTTGATATAACTTTAGGAGATTATATAGGATTGGTTATTGATGAAAATACTATAGAATATTTTGAAGTAAATGATGACGGAAGAAAATCATATAGTAATAAAAATACAATGTTTGGATATAAATGGGTTTGGAGAAAAATAAAGGCTAATACAGTAGATAAAAATCAATTTAATGGATAGTTAATATGGTAGGAAATATAACAAACATTAATTTATATAATAAATTAAAAAATAAAAAACGTATAAATCAAATTACTGATAATGTAATGCATAAAGCTCCTATGTTTCCAAAAACAGTTGAATATAAGGATATTGATAATGCATTTTATAATTGGTGTAATGATGAATTAGAAATAATTTATGAAAATAAAAAATTACCAACTATTATTTTATTATCTAATCAACGTTTTAGTGAATATTCTCAAACATGGCAAGAAGTTGATGTGGATAAAAATCTATTAATGAATTTTAAAGCTATGTTTAGAGAAAATAATCCAAATTCTGGTAGTATCCTTGGAGGTGGCAAAAACATACCTGGTAATATAAAATATACATTATTTCGTAATAGTATTATTGATGATAATGGTTCAGCTGGATATGATATATATAGCATGAAACAACCATTTTCAGTAGATATTAAATATCAATTAAGTTTATTTACTAATAAATATGAACTATTAAATAATTTTAATCAGAAAATACAAGATCAATTTAAATCAATTGAGTGTTATATAGCACCTAATGGACATTATATGCCAATGTTCTTAGAAGAAATTTTAGATGAAAGTGAATATAACTTAGAAAATAGAAAATTCTTTTCTCAAACATTTGTTATTAAATGCGCTGCATATATAATTGATGAAAAATCATTTGAAGTTGATAGAGTTCCAGCTAATTTAGATGTTTTAATAAAAATTAACGATGGTAGAATAAAACCAATTCCAACATTTGAAGAATATACTAATAGTAATAATATAAAAATAGAAATAATATTTAGTGAAAAATCTGATGATTATATTTCTTTTACAATACCAACTAACATACAAATTTCTAATATTATAACTAATAATATTGATTATATACAAATACATAATGGTAGTAAAAAAGGAGAGATATTAAATAATACATATCCTTTCGTTATATATAATAATAATAAAATGTGGATTAATATAAAAAGACATATTATTGGTAACTCATTAGTAGAATTATTTGGACAAAAATTTTAAAAAAAAAGTTATCTAAATGATATTTACAAGAATTATAAAGTATTTATATTAAAATAATAATATTAAAAAATAATAAACATAATGGCATACAACGCAGCTAGAGGAACACACGTTTCTCCTGGAATTTATACAAAAATTTTAGATTTAGAAACTCCATCACCATCAACTAATAGTTCTACTAGTTTGGGACTTGTTGGAGAGACATTGCAAGGTCAGGCCTTTGTACCTACCTTAATTCCTGATTGGACTACTTTTACAAAAACATTTGGAGGCACAGATCCTTCTTTATTTAAGGGAAGTAAATATCCTAAATATGAATTACCATATATAGCACAATCGTATTTACAACAAAGTAATCAATTATATGTTACTAGGGTATTAGGTTTATCAGGATATAATGCTGGCCCAGCATGGATTATAAAATCTGTTGGAACTGGAGCAGGGGATAATATGATTATAGCCGTAATACGATCAAGGGGAAGATATGTAAAAAGTTTAGGCGGTCAAACTAATACATCATGCGGTCCTGATTTTACATATGATAAATTAATGTATCAAGTAGATCCGAATAATGGCGGAACAATAAATATTTCACCTGCTTATGATGAAAGTTATTATAATGCATGTGGTAATGGATATTATGACAATGCATTATTAAGAAGCTCAATTATATGTACATATAATGATCTAGGAACATTTATATTAAGCGGAACTACATCTAATTATTATAATAATCAACCATTTTCATATACGGTTTCATTTAATAAAGGTAGTAAAGATTATATTTATAATGTATTAGGTGATGCTAATACAGATAATGGGTCTCCTATCTTTATTGAAGAATTATATGATATTGCTTTAACTGAATTAATAAACTCAACTGACAGTAACAATACTATTACTGGAATCAGTGATAAACCACTTGATTTAATTAATAATTTACCTATTGCAACAAGTTCTGGATATAGAATTTTTGCCCCTGTTACTTCAATATTAAACAAAGTACCACAATTACTTAATATAAATGATGTTGGTCATAGATTTTTATGGTCGTGGAAATATTTTACTGAAGCAAGTTTTTATCCTCAAATAGGCTCAGTAGTTAATGGTAAAATTGTATATACAAATGCACCTTATAAAGTTGTTGTACAAGGAACTTGGGATGCAACTACCAATGCTCCATATCAAGATAATACGCCAGTTTTTGCGCAAAGAACTTTGGCTTCAGCTGCCAATGCCCCATATCAAGATAATATTTCTGTTGGGTATGCATGGAGAGTTATTAAATCTGGTAACACATCATTACCTGGATCAAGTGGCACAACAATTAACAGCTGGAATGTTGGAGATTTAGCAATATTAACTAATAATAATCCTATAACGTGGGAAAAAATGACAACCGACGGTATGATTATGGTAGTTGCTAAAGATGTGTCTTCGGATGGGGTAATTTCTTATAATTATCATCAATCAATGATGGCTTACGATGCTTCAACTCAAACTACTTTTGATGCAACATTTGATTCAACATTTACTGGAAGTGATTCTGGATTGACATATTTTGCAGAACAATTAACTACTACAGAAGATTTTGTATTAAATCAAAGTAATAATTTATATTATACTTATTATAATGATTCTTTTGTAGACAGAGTAATTGGTGACATGAATGATTATAAGGATTCTTATAATTTTGCATCAACTCCTTGGGTTGTTTCTGAAATTAAAGGTAGCACAAAAGTAGGAGAATTGATTAAACTGTTTAGATTTCATACAATAACAGATGGAAATACTGCAAATAGTAAAGTTAAAATATCTATAGCCAATATTATGCCAGATGATCTGACATTTGACGTTATTATTAGAGACTATAACGACACAGATGCTTATCCAATTGTACTTGAAAGGTATACAAGCTTAACATTAAATCCATCAAGTAAAAAATATTTAGGTTTAGCTATCGGAACTTCTGATGGAATGTATCCATCTGTTTCTAATTATGTAACCGTTGAAATAACAGATAATGATAATGCACCTTATTCTGTACCTGAAGGATTTTTAGGATACCCAGTAAGATATTTAGGCAATAATATTAAACAGCCATTATTTCAATACAATACATACTATAATTCTACTACGAAAGTAAATAAACAATATTTTGGAATTTCTGATATTATTGGTATAGATAACGATATGTTTACCTATAAAGGTAAATCAGCTTATAGTGATGGCATATTAACAAATGGTTTTCATTTAGATAGTAGGGTTAACTCAACAATAAACACAAATATTACTGTTGACGGTATTTCTGGATTTACATTTAATGCCGTAAGTGCTTCAAACACATTAAATGGCTATTCAATTCCGCCGCAATTAGCTAGCGAAAATGATACAATTAATACAATTTATGCAGATAAAAATGTTCGTAAATTTACATTGGTTCCATATGGCGGATTTGATGGATGGGATATATATAGAGAATCAAGAAGTAATACAGATGATTTTAGAGCATCTAATTATTTGGGAAACATAAGCACAGCAACTGGATCTGGAGAAAACTTTACAACAAATGTAAACACTGATTTATTTGATTTGCCAGAAGCTCCTATAACATCAGACTTTTATGCTTATTTAGCAGCAGCAAGAACATTTGCTAATCCATCTGAAGTTGATATTAATCTTTTTGCTACACCTGGTATTGATTATATTAATAACAATCAATTGGTAAGATTAATTATTGATATGATTGAAGAAGAACGTAATGATTCAATATATATTGTCACAACGCCTGATAAACCATATGGATATAGTGACAGCGTTGATGCAATGTATACGCCTAATGAAATTGCATCTAATATAGATGGAGCAAATTTAGATTCATTGTATGTTGCTACATATTATCCTACTTGTAAATATTTTGATAGTACAGCTAATAAATATATATATTTACCAGTTACTCGTGATGTGGTAAGAAATATAGCTTTAACTGATAATACTGCTTACCCGTGGTTTCCAGCTGCTGGTAAAACAAATGGATTGGTAAATTGCTATAAAGCTAAATACTCAACTAAAATGGTTGATGAAGATACTTTATATATGAATAGAGTAAATCCAGTTAAAACATTTGCGGGAGATGGTGTATATATATGGGGACAAAAGAATTTATATAATCAAAATGATTTCTTAAATAGATTAAGTACAGTACGTATGATTCTTAAATTGAAAAAATTAATTCAATTAGCTTGTACAAATTTAATATTTACACCGAATGATAATACTGTTGAAGCTAAATTTAAATCATTAATTACGCCTATTCTAGAATCTATTAGAACAAGCGGTGGAATTACTAAATATGACTACAAACTTGATACAAGTGTAGAAGCTTTGCAAAATTTATCATTGCCAGCTGTTATTTATATTATGCCTACTGGCTCTTTGGAATATATTGACATCACATTTGCAGTTGTTCCGCAAGGTACTAATTTTAATACATTAAGATAATATAAAATTTTAATAATATCTTATAAAAAGAAGGTGTGTATATACCTTCTTTTTTTATATATAAAAAAAAATAATAATATTATTTAATAATAATATCATATTTTATATAATTAATGATATTTATATAAAAAAAAGAAAATATAATAAATTTTATATCATATTTATAATGGAAAAAAATAAAGCAAAAAATATTATTATTAATAAACCTAAGGCAAAAATATTAGCTTTACAAGAAATTAATAATATTAAAAAATCAAATAATAATTATTATGAAGATATATTAGCTGAAATTAATAAGACATTTGACTTATTTACTGAAGCATATTCATTTGCTGATGATTCAAATGCAAAACAAGCAGAAAGAAATATAGCACATAGTAAAAGTCCATTAGAATTTGCATTAAAAGATAAAAACAATTATCCTAATTATAATGTACAAGAAGCTTCTAATCTTATTTCTCAAATTCGCAAACTTGCATTACAAGGTATAAGCAAATTATCTGATGCAACAAATGTACCTGAATATGATATATTTAAAAAGATTTGGACTTTATGCGAGAAAAAAATTATTGAAACAAATAAAGAATCTCAAGATAATAATAATATAAACAATTAAAACAATATACAACTATGGCTGATTTACTTTCAAAAATACCCCTTCAATTTGAACCATTAAGAAAAAATAGATTCGTATTCCGTTTTCCTTCTGATTTAGGAATACAAGAATGGTTTGTATCAGCAGGCTCATTACCTGAAATCGATCAAAATGTGACTGAAATTCCATTTTTAAATACTTCTACTTATGTTCTTGGAAGATATGTATGGAAACCTATAAGTATAACATTACGTCAATTAATTGGCCCTTCAACATCACAAGCAGTTATGGAATGGATACGATTATCTTCGGAATCTGTTACTGGTCGTCAGGGATATGCAGCTGGATATAAAAGAAATGTAGAAATAGATATGTTAGATCCAACAGGAGTCGTTGTGAGTAAATGGATACTAGTTAATACAATGACAACTACATCTAATTTCGGACAACTTGATTATTCAAGCAGCGATTTGGCTACAATTGAGCTAGGACTTCAATATGATTATGCTATTTTAGCTTATTAATTAATTTATATATATAATTTTATAAATTCCTATATTTATATATAGGAATTTTTTATATATTAATATGTCACAACCAATAAAAAATAAAAATAAAAAGCATATTACTAATAAAGATAATGTAAAAAAAGATATATATAACACATCTAAGTTAGAATATTATTTTATAAAAAATTTTTTAAATGTTTTAAAAATAAAATATATACATCAATGGAAATCTTCTATTGGCAAAATTTATGATTTTTATTTGCCAGAATCAAAAATATTAATTGAAATTGATGGCGATTATTATCACACAAATCCTAATGTTTATACTGTACCAATTAATGAAATGCAAAAAAAAAATATTATTAATGATAAAATTAAAAATGAATGGGCAATATCTAATGGAATTGTTTTATTAAGATTTTGGGAATCTGATATTTATTTCAATCGTTCAAAAATTATGAAAATATTAAAATCAAAAATTATGATATAAAAATAATTAACAATAATTATTTACAAAATAATATTTATTTTTATTTTTTATATAAAATATTTGTATATATATGATTGCAAAACTTTATATTCCTTATTTATCATATGATGAAAAATCATTTATTAAATTTGTTCCAGAAAATCAAATAAATAATAATGACACGAATATTATATTTAATAATAACGATTTAAATCATTCTTTGAATAATGAAGTAAATGATTTTATAATATATCATCAAGCTGTTAACGAAATAAATAATTTAGATTTACAATTCAAAAAAGATAATAATACTGAAATAACAACATATACTCCTATTGATATTGAACTATTTAATATACGTGGCGAAGATGAATCTTTGGACACGTTATTAAATTATTATAGGACACAAGAGCAATTTATTAGTATAATTCAATTTAACACTGAAACGATTAGTGATGATGGAGAGTCTGAATTAAAATTATGGCTTAAATCATCAAATAAAATTAATAAAGCTAATAATATGTTTCTTTCAGATGAGCAAAAACTATTAAATTTGCCAATGAAAACATTTAAATTAGTAATAAATAATAATGCTAAAGCTTATTTGGAGAATTGTAAATTAGTTGAAATATTAGATAATAATTGTTTTGCTATGATAATTGATAAAATAACTTTTTTTAAATAGATATAAAAATGCCAAAAAAAAATAATATGACAGAACTAGAAAAAAAACAAATTGCTATGTTATTAGCAAATAATAAAATGCTTGAAGAAACTAAAAAGCAAATGGAAGAGCATGAAAAATTAACTAATAAACCAATTCCAAATGATGTAAAAGAATTGGTTAATAATTTAAGTCAATCAATAAACGATAAATTTCCAGCAAATATTATTCAAAATGCTAAGGAATTTTCATATGAAGATATATTTCCTCCATATCAAGAAAAAAAACAATATGAAATTAAAGACAAAAATATTATGACTTCTAATTATAGCACTGATGCTAATAATAATGATATAAATTATTATAATTCTAAAGAAGATAATGATGATATAGATTATTATGATTTTAGAGAAGATAATGATGATGATGTCGCATATGATGTTTTAACATTACCATCCTTAGGACAATGTTACAAAAATAAAAAATCCAAAATAAAGGTTGCTTATTTAACA